GCACGACCGGCATGGCGAGCCCACGCTGGTCGGCGCGGCGTCGTGGTGCTGTTTCAGTTTGGTGAGCTCGGACCGCTGGCGTCCGATCTCGGTCTCGCAGATCGTGAGGTCGCGCTGAATCTTGGCGACCAGTGCGTCGTGATCCGTCTGCTCCGCCTGCAACTTGCGGAAGCCAGTAAGCTGCGCGTTGAGCGCGGCGAGCTCCGCTTGCAGGCGTTCTTCCCCAATCGCCTTGAACGCTTCGTGCGCAGCCTTCATACGCCCGGCAATCTCGACCGCCCGGGCACGCTCGGCGCCCTGACGGGTGGGCCGACCTGCATCGAACTCGTCCCGCTTGTTCTCCGAGTCGAGCAGCATCGACTTCGCCCCGACCATGCGGGACTCGAGCGCCGTGATCGCCGCCTGCTTCAGCGCGACGGCCTGGCGCGCGGTGCCCTCTTTCGCCCTGGCAATCTCGTAGGCCCGCTCGAGGCGCTCGACGCCGGCGGCCTGCTCGACGATCAGCTTGAGCTCCTTGTCCGACATGCCGGGCAGGTCGGGCATTTCCTCCTGGCCCGAGTAGATCGCCGCCTTGAACACGTCGTAGGAGCAACCCATGATCTGCTCGATCGCTTCCTGGGTCTCCTTCTCGGTAGCCCGGGTGATGTCGGCGCCGGCCGCGGTCGAGTAGGACGACGCGGGGTTCCAGACCTTGATGCGGGTGGTGCTCTTGAAGTCCTTGTGCTTGCGATAGCGGGTGATTTCGTAGACCGTGTCGCCGTCCTGCAACACGACCGTCACCGCGCAGTTCTTCTTGGCCTTGTCGTTGACGACCGCGTCGCCCGACTCGCCGCGCGCCGTCACCCCGTAGAGCGCCCAACACAGCGCATCGGGAATGGAGCTCTTGCCAGCCCCGTTGGAGACTGCAGAGGGGTCGTCCTCGTTCTTGCCCTGAATCAGCACCAGCCCCTTGCTGCTCAGCGCCAGGTCGCCCGAGTCGCCGATGGTCAGGAAGTTGACGATGCGAAGGTTGCGAATTTCCATTTAGCTGGTTGCCTTGTCGATGCGGCTCAGTTTGTATCGCTCGCCGTAAGCGAAGGCGGCTGCGATCGGGTTGCCGCCGGTGTTCACGTAGAGGTCGCAGATGTTCTCGTCCGGCAGGTGCGCCCCGACGCTGGTCAGGTTCAGCCCGAAGAGCGTCTCCACCGCGGCGGTGAACGAGGAGCGAAAGACTTCGAAGAGCATCATGGTTGCCCTATGTATTCCTTGTAGATGTGGACAGGGCGCAGCTCGTTGTAGAGCCGCACGTATTGCTTCCCGTCGCGCTCGATGAGCTTGCGCATTTCGCCCGCCATGCTGTTCGGCAGGCGACTGTCGGACAGGTAGACCATCCCCTTGCCCGACGGGCCGGTGAACGCGCGCACGATGACGGCGAACTCGCTGGAGATGGGCAGCTTCACACGAGCAGGTTTCGCAGATGGTTCAAGTTCTTGCCGAGCCAATAAACGTGGCCCATGAGGCACTGGTGCACGATCCACGACTCGTGCTTGAAGTGCTCGGCGATCTCCACCGGGTTGAAACCGTCGACCTTGGTCTTGAATTCGGCGATGGCGCAGCGGCCGCCGCTCGAACCCATGGCGAAACCGAGGCTGATCTCGAGCTCGTCCTTGTCGAGATAAATGTGGATCTCGCGCTGGTCGTAGGTGCGATGACCATCGGAGACTGTCGCGACGCCCTCGACCTTCACCGCATCCCTGATCCGTAGGGATTTCATCAGTTCCCCTCGCTGCGGGCGATCGCGGCCGCCATGCTGAGCGCGATCACCCGACGATCGCGGTTCTTGGGGTTCCAGGTGTCACCGAACCACCAGACTTTGGCGCCCTTCGGCTTGAAGAGCTGGAAATACTTGTCGGCACTGATCGCCGAATCAACGCGGTGCCAGCTAGCACCATCCAGTGCCAGATGCAGGTTCGCGGCGAGCGAGATCGCCGGGCAGCCGGTGCCCACACGCCCGCGCTCGACCAGCTTCGCCGCCTTCTCGAGAATCTCGCTCGGCTTCATTCGCTTCATGCCGCCTCCGTCAGAACCTTGAGGGCGTCCTGGTGCACGCGCTCGGCGTGCGGGATGCCCTTCGCCTTGATGTAGTCACCGATCGAAACCTCGACCGATGCACCAGCTTTCACGGTAGCGGTGCCCTCTCGGATGCGGGTTGGCTCTTTGACCACGTCGATGCGCACACCCGCGGCCTTGAGGCCCTTCTCCATGTAGTCGCGCAGCTCGGCGATCGCCGACGACTTGGTGCCGCTCTTGACCTTGAGACGCACGAAGTTGCCCGGCGCCAGGCGCTTCACTTCGTCGCCCTTGAGCCCGCTGTGGATGTCGACGAACTTCGGTGCGGTGGTCTCGTGCCACTCGACCTTGTCGTCGTGCACGATCAGGAAGCCGGCCTTGCTGTCCACGTCGCTCCACGTCTGGTGTGTGAGCGCCCCGATGCTGTAGACCCCGTTTCCGAAGTCCTTGTGGTTGTGGTAGTGCCCCGCAAACACCCGCTTGAACCCGAGCGAGGCGAGATACCCGGCGTCGAGCCCGTGGTCGGGAATGCCCATGATCACCCCGTCGATGGGGGCGTGAATGATCAAGTCGGTATTGGCCGGGTCGCCCTTCTTGGCCCACGCCTCGAGCGTGATGCGCAGCGCCGCGACGCTGTCATGCCAGGGCACTACGAGCGCCCGCACGCCGTCAGCGTGGAGAAAGAGCTCGGGCTCGCTTGCGACCTGCACGGCTTCGCTACGCAGCATCTCCACCGCGTTGCCCAGGCGAGTGCTGTGCTTGCCTTCGAGGTCGTGGTTACCGGCGTCGATCACCCAATCGGTGCCGCGGGTCTTGTGATAGGACTCGAGCAGACCGCGAGTCGGGTTGAACACGCTCGGGGCCACCGACCCGCGAACGTGGAAAAGATCGCCCGCGTGGTAGACCCTGATACCGCCCGCATCGAACACGGCCTTCGACGCGCGCCCGAACTCGTTGAGCGTCGCCTGCAGACGGGTGTTGATCCCGGTTGTCGGGTTGACCGACGAGAACGCGCTCCAGTTGTGGTTGTGCGTGTCGCTGATAAGGGCGTAAGGCTTTTTCATGCGGCGGGCTGAAAGTCGGTGACGGGGACCATTGCCCAAAAGCTACGCGAGCACTTTTGGCAGCGCGCACGGAGGTCTGCAGCGGGCGAGAGCCCGATGTCAGCGTCGGAACCGCCTACGGCCTCGACGCTGATCTCCACCGCGCCTGACGCTTCCCAATCGCCTTCACCGCATGGGCACTGTTTCATCGCTCGTCTCCTGAAGGTTGGCGCCACGACGGGGAATCGAACCCCGGTCACCGGCGTGACAAGCCGGCGTCCTGACCATTGAACGATCGCGGCTGCGTTCTCAAAAGGCAGCCGAAGCTGCCCTTAGAGAACGACCCCGAAGGGTCGCCCTGCTACTAGTTGATGCTGCCGTTGCTTGCGACCACGAGGCTCGGCCCGATCGGGGCGTCCGCCTTGTCGGCTTCGGCCGCGACGCTCGCGCTCTTCGCCTCTTTCTCGGCTTCCCGCGCCTTCGCCTGATACTCGGCGCGACGCTTTAGGGCGTCTTTCATGAGCGCGTCGACGGTGCGGGTAATCGCCACGGTCACCGCCGCCTGGTATTGGACGGCCGCGAAGAACACGAGACCGATCAGCACCGCTGCCGCGGTTGCGAAGTGGCCGCCGGCGGCAAGAATGAAGGTCACGCTGAGGCCGGTTACCAGGCGCACGACGAGCGCAGGCAGGGGATACAGCCCGAACTTGCCGCCGCTCAGCACGAAGCCGGCGGTCGCGATCGCATTGACCCACAGCCAGAAGAGCGTCACGTTGCCGAGCCAGGTCGTCGACCCGAACACGCCGTAGGTCAGGCCCGTCGCGACAAGCGCGGTGAGGAGCAGTTGAAACAGGGTGCTGAAGAAGGCTTTCAAGGAATTCCTTTCCGGTTGGTGAGCGAATGCCCGCCCTCAGATTATAGTCACCGTTGACTTATGCAGCGCGGTAAAAAATGTGACCGCCGATACGCTCGACCACCTTGAACTCGTGTCGCCAGGCCGGCTGCACCCACACCGCATGGAAGTGCGTCGCCCCTTGGGTGAAGTCCCGGTGTTTGCCTGACGCGACTGCCCGGGCAACCTTGAGCGCGAGTTCCCACGCCTTCATGTCGCTCGGCGCGTAGCCGGCCTTGAGCCGCCAGCCCTTCTTGGTGCGCTCGACCCGGTCGATCGTCCACGAGAACTGGCGCTCCCGGGCGACCTCGTGACACACCTGGCTCACGTCCTTCTTGGCGCGGTTCATCGTCACGTGGGCGACGGCTAGTTGCCCGCGTAGGGGTTCGCCCCTGGCCTCGAAATACACGTTCAGCGCGAGGCAGATCGTTGCAATCTCCAGCATCGAATCCTCCTTGTAGGTGTTGCGCTTGCAACATCACAGGTTAGAGACCGATTCTTGGAGCGTGTCAGCCCTTCTTGGACGCTTGCATCTTTGCCACCGCCTGAACGATGGCCCGGTTCAGGTCCTCGTTTATCACCGAGCCCTCGTCGCCTTCGACACGCCAGCGTTGGTTGAAGTAGTTGAACGACAGGGATAGCCGCTGCCCCTTGACCAACGCCATCGCCTGCGCGTCGTTGTGCAACGGGTTGTAGTCGTCGCCGTCCTGGTGATTAAGTAGGGCGGGGCCGTCCATGCCGGGCATCACGCTCACGGGAATGCCCATCGCTTCGGCGCACAGCATCGTCATCTGCTGGTCGGTCATCGGCTTCCTCCTATCTTCATGACTGCCAGGGTGCCCGCGGCCGGCGCGAGCTGCTTGGCAAAGAATTCCATCGGCATGACGAGCTGGTCGGCGCCGAGCTTGCCCCGCGCCCCGGTGTGCCCTTCCCAATTCCAGTTCACGCAGCGCCCGCCGTCCTTCTGCAGCTTGAACCACTCGACGCGCGTCAGGTATTGATCGCCGTTCGCGACCTTGATCCCCAGGAGCTTCACCCCGAACGCCTTCAGGACCGTGATGGTTTGCTTGTCGATTGCCCACCCGTTCTTGATGTGGACCGACTCACCGACGTTGCGCTCGGCCCAATAGACGACCGTGCCGTCGGGATATTTGCGCAGGTGCCCGTAGATCGTGCCTCGTCGCTTGACGAGCCGATGGTGGAACGGTCGGGTCTTGGTCACCCTCCAGGGCTCGTCCTGCACCGAATGGTCAAAGCACTTCGCCATCGGTCATTTGACCGGCTTGGTGGCGAAGCGGTTGAAGTCGAACCCGGAGCTGTCGCAGTATTGCTCGACACGCAGCAGCTTCGCGAGCCGCTTGGCGGCCTCAGCGTGGGCCTCTTCGTTCCGGCAGCACGAGCAGCCCTCGCTCTGTATGTAGTCGGCCACCGCCCTGCGGATTTCGGCGATCGGCGTCTTGCTTCGCTTTGGCACTTGTCCACTCCTATAATCAGGACAGGCCGCTTCCTGTGGCCGGTCCCTAACCTGTTCGCTCTAACCAAATAACCGTCGTGCCCTTACTATCGGTCGCAATGTGCGGCCCGAACCGCTTCCTCATTCGGACAATTAAATCTTCCGCAGCCGCGGCGTCCTCCTTGCCCAACTGATTGTGATTGCCCTTCCCGTTCTCGAACGCCATATCCACCAGCTTGCCCGTGTAGACGTGCGTCACCTTCGCCCGACCAAAGACCTCCTTGGCCTTCGAATCCATTAACAGCACCCTGTCACCGCGCTTGAGCCGCTTGGACCAGGTGTAGCCCAGGCGGAAGGTGTTGAACTTCGCCTCGAGCCCCACCAGTGGTGGCTCGAAGTCGAGCGCGTAAATCGGAAACTTGATCTTCGGCATGCGGTCCCCTATAGGTTCAGTATAGGGAGCCGCTGCCCATTACATCGGCTCCGACGGCACGTTTCCTGAATTCGCCTGCGCGCGTGCAGCTTTGCGCGCGGCCTTCTGCGCCTTGCGGCGAGCCTTGCTCGGCTGACCGTTGCCCAGGCGCTTCTTCATCAGGGCGACGGCGAGTTGTTTCACGGCGGGGTTCATGATTTGGCGTATATGCAGGGGTTGCTGTGCCCGGCGTCGGTTGCACATTCCGGGTGGCACGGATCGGCCTTCGGCTGCTCGTAGAGAATGTCCTTGATCGGCACGCTGATCGTGATGCGATCCAGACCCGCCTTCTCGGCCTCTTTCGCGTTGGCGATCATGTTCAGGTCGACCGGGATCGACACGATCACTTGACGATCCGCTGGCGAATGCCGCAGTAGATCATCCCGCGCAGGAAGATCGCGGTGAGCTTGCGCAGGTCATCGAGCGCGGCCGGCACCTGGACCTGGCCCTCGGGCTGCATGCTGCCGCCGTAGTCGGCCCAATGGTCCTCGAGCATGCGCAGGTAGCGACGCCCGAGCGTCGCGAACCCCGGCACGTCCTTCGCCTCGTCGTCGGTGCGGCGGTCGAGGCCGTTCTGATACTCGAGCTCGGACCACAGGGCATCCATCGCCTTGTCGAACTGCTCGCGTGTAATGATTCGGCTCATTTCCGTTCCTTCACGCATGCGTAGTAGGCACCGATGCGCTGGATCTTGCCGCCGGCCCGGTCGCACTCCCGAATGTCGAGAGCGATCGTGACGATCCCGGCGACGATGACCGCCGCGATCAGCACGAGATTGGTGATCAGGCCCTTGGTCATGCCTTGAGCATCTTCAGCAGTTCGTCCTGCTTGCCCGCGGCGTCGATCGTGCGCACGAGCTCCTTCTTGCTGATCTGCTTGCCGTTCCACTCGACGAAGCCGGCGCGGGGCTCCTTCAGCTTGCCCATCGCCACCAGGTCGTCGATCGCCATGGTGGTGAAGTCCCAATGTGCCAGGCCATCGGCGTCGAACGCGAGGCGCATTTCGACCTCCTGGTGCGGCCGGGTGACTTTGTTCTTCTTCGTCGTCACGCCGATGATCTGGCCGGTGGTCTGCTTCTCGCCGTCCTTCTCCTCCTTGATGAACTTCTTCCCGAGCGCCAGGCGGATCGAGGCGTAGAACTCCATCGCGCTGCCGCCCGGGGTGGTCGTCGGGTCACCGTAGACCACGCCCGGCTTCGTGCGAATCTGGTTCAGGTAGATGAACGTGGCGTTCAGGTCACCCGACATGCGGTTGATGACCTTCAGCGTGGTGGACGACACGCGGGCGAGCGCGGTGGTGTCGTTCATGTTCATTTCGTCCAGCTCGCGGTCCTTGCCCTTGCTGTCGACCAGCATGGACTGCGGAATCATCGCGGCGACCGAGTCGAACACCCACACGATCGGGGCCTCGGGCGGCAGCAGCTTCGAATTGCGGATCGCCTCGCACGCCCTCAGCGCGAGCGTGTTCGATGCTTCCCACGTGAGCGGCCGCTTGTAGGTGAACTGCGGGAACGTGTCGATCAGGCCGAACTTCTTGGCGAAGGGGACCTGGAAGGTGAGCTCGTGGTCGTTGAAGCCCGCCACACCGCCCGCCTTCTGCGCCGCGATCATCGCTTGGGTCGCGATCAGGGTCTTGCCCGAGGAGCTCGGCCCGTAGACCTCGATGATGCGACCCTGCGGCAGACCCTTGTTCTTGTCGCCCGAGAGGATCTCGTTCAGCTTCGGGTAGCCCATGTCGATCCAGCCGGTGATCTCCAGCTCCTCGTCGGGCTTGCCGATGGCGCCCTCCATCGCTTTCGCGAGTGCGTCGAATTTGCTGCTCATGAATCTTCCTTTCGATTTGCGTGTTCTAGTCCTGCGAGATACCAGCTATAGCGGACGAAATCGACTTCGCCCTGGCATCGCTGGCACCTGAATCTCTTCCCGAAGGGCTTGCCGGCTGTGATGGAGACAAAAACGTGGCGCGGCCCCGGGCACTGCTGCAGCCTGTTGAAGTTGGCGATCGCCTGATCGGCGGCCTGCCTGATCTCCTGTGGGCTCAAACGATGTCGCAAGGCGCGATCGGCCGCTCGGGCTGCTCGCACGCGCGGTATTCCCACACGTATCCGCCGATGTAGTAGTTCTGCACCGGCACCCGCCGGCGCTCGACCCACTCGAGCCAGGCGAATTGGTTGCGATGGTCATAGTCCGTGTTGACCGGACCGATGCAAACCGGCAGCCAAGCCATGTGCTTGTGCCACTGCGAGAGCCTCTCCTGCTTCTCTTGCGCCGTCTCGCCGGCGGTGACAATGAATTTCATGCTGCCCTCTTTGCCACGCGGCCCGCCCACTGCTTCTGGAACGGCGCCACGAAGTTGTCGAAGTCCCTCAACAGGGACGCGAACACCAGGCGCTCGCAGATCGCCTTGAAGGCGTCGGCGTTGTAGCTCCCGTTGTCGATGTTCAAAGTCTGCGGGTCGGGCTTTGGCACGTTGAGCAGGCTGATCAGCTTCAGGTTGCGCTTGAAGTTCTCCCGCGCTTCGCCCTTCCACAGCCCGATGTGCGCCTTCTTGGTCGGCACGAATTCGCCCGTGTCGCACCGGCGCCAGAATTCGGGCACCGAGCGAAACTGCGCCATGAACTCGGGCGCACCCTTCGCGCCAATCCCGCCCACCGGGGGAATGTCGTCGGTCGGGTCACCGATCAGGCACTTGCCCTGCAGGTATTCCTTGGGCGTCTGATACCCGGTCATGCTGAAGAAGTTCGCAAGCGACACGCGCTTGCCGTTCTGCCCGCGCGGGTCGAGCCAGGTCGTGCGCTCGTTGACTAGCTGCAGCCAGTCGGTGTCGCCCGTGATCAGCAGCACGTTCTGACCCGCGGCGCTCAGGCGCGTCGCGAAGTAGCCGCCGAGGTCGTCGGCCTCGAGGTTGTGGCACTTGATCTGGCGCACCCCGAGCGTCTGCATGGACTTGGTGATGAAGGGCACCTGCGCGCGGTAGGCGCCGCGCTCGCGAGCCTTCTCGGGGTCGGTGGCCTCAGCGTGGCGCCGCGACTCCTTGTAGGTGGGGAGGAGCTCGTGACGGAAGCTCGACTCGCCATCCCACAGCACGATCAGGTCGTGCAGCGGGTAAGAGTAGGCCACGTCCCGCATGATCTTCACGAACCCGAAGATCGCCTGGGTCTGGAATTCGCCGACCGTCAGCTTGGTCGCGTGGTGGTAGTGGTTGGCGATGCCGTTGCCGTCCACCAGGATCGTTGCGGCCATTAGTTGACGAAGCTCTTCATGGTCTTGAGGAATCGAGCGTTCTCTGTCTTGACTTCAATCTCGTAGAAGTCATCGGGCAGCGGCGTGAGTGCGAACCAGCACGACCGCTCCAAGAGCAGGTAGATGACGGCGCCAGCCAGGTTCTTGCCCTGGAAGGTTTCTCTGACGGTGTCCATGTGACTCCTCGAGAAAAATTGGAGGGCGGGAAAGGGAATAACCCGCCCTCCACCACGACACAGAAAATTACTTCGGCCCGAGGTCCGCGAGCAGCGCGTCGAGCTCGGCGTCACCGGTCGCCGGCACCGCGGTGTTCGCCGCGGGGGCAGCGGCCGCCACCGGGGCGGGCGCAGCAGCGACCTGCGTCACCACAGCGGGCGCCGGGGCAGCAACCGCCGCAGGGGCGGGAGCAGCAACCGGGGCCGCAACGGGCGCGGCGATCGTCGCCGCCGGCGTCGGGGCCGGCAGGCTGACCGTCGTCGCCGACGGGGCGTCACCGCCCACACCCGTGGTCGGGGCCGGCAGCAGGCCCGACAGCGTCGCGACCTGGGCCAACGCGCGCTTCGCGGCGGCTTCGGTCATTTCGGCCGCGACGAACTTGTCGAGGTCGTGCAGGCGCTCGAGCACCTTCGGGTCGATCTTGGTCGAGCGCGGCACGGCGGTCACGCCGTAGCTCGTGCCCTCTTTGCCCGTGCCCTGGCGCTCGACGATCACGTCGTTGCCGGCGGTCAGGTCGAGCAGGTTGGGCCAGTCGGTGAACAGGCTGATGATGCCGCCCACGCCCTTCTTGCCGTTGAACACCGACGGCGCGACTTCGAGGATCTGCGGCTCGTTCGGGGTCGGGCCGTCCAGGTGCAGGACGTTGAGCAGCACGCGGGCGCCGGAACGGGCGTCCTCCATGAGCTTCTTCTGCGAGTCGTTGGTCGAGGCGCGGATGCCCTCGCCCACGGCGTCGCACACACCGCACGGGCGACCGAAGGTCTTGTCCATGCAGATGTAGACCGCCTTCACTTCGCCGGCCGCGTTCTTGATGAAGTGCTGGCCGAAGTCGTGATAGAAGGTCGGGTCGCCGTTCTTGCGCCAGCCAGGCAGGATGACGTAGCGGTTGCGACCCGGATTGGGTTTGATGGTCTTGACGCGGGAAACCGATGCCTTGCGGTCGGCGATCAGCTTGAGGAGTGCTTCGGAGTTCATGTGCTCTGGTCCTTGTAAGCGGTTAGTGAGTCGATAGAGTTCCGAGCCACCCTCGACAGTCTCTCGTCAAGGTTCGCCCTTCACACCGAAATTATAGTTCAGGAGTGACTGACTTGTGAAGCCACCCCTGAACCTTCCAATCAGCCTGCGGTGGCTGCCCGGCGGGCGCGCTCCGCAGCCAGGGCGGCTTCCCGGCCGTCGGCGATCGCCTGCTCGCTGCGGAAGCGAAGCTCGCCCTCGCGCTCCTTGCGGCGATCGACGCTGACCTGGACGATCATGTCCCGGCGGTGCTCGAAGGCGCTGCGCGCGTCGTTGGCGAGCTCGTAGATCGCCTTCGCGTCGATCAGGCGTTGCTGCCCTGCCCACCAGCGCGGGTCGCCCTTGACCGCGGCCTCGATCGCCTTGTCGGTCACCTTCTCCCCGTTCATCTTGAGGGTCAGGCGGTAGTGGGCGTCCAGGCGCGACTCGAGGATCTCGAACGCGGCCTTCATGCGCTCGAACTGCCGGCGTGCCATGCGGGCGTTGTTCGCGTAGTGGACGAACATGCTCGCGTGGTTCTGCACCGCTTCGTCGAGGTTGTGGACGCTGAACTCCACGTCCTTCTTCAACTGCTCGGCGTCGACGAACTCGCGCAGGTGCAGCGGGTTGCTCGAGGCTTCGGCGACGCGGGAGGGCACCGGCTCGCTGGCCGTCGGCTTCACGGCGGTCGGGACGCCCACGGTGCTCGGGCCGTCCTTGACCTCGATTTCCTTCATGACGCGCTCCAGCTCGTCAGCATCCATGGGCGCGGGGGTGGTCGTTGCTACGGCGTTCATTGCTTCTCCTGTGGGTGATCTTCGGGTAATAGCTTGCTCAGCGCGTGGTAATCCTCGCGCGTGGGTCGAATGGTTATTTCCCCCGTGGTTGCGTCCTCTTCGGAGTCGTCCATCAGATGCCACGC